CATCCTGCGTGGCGCTGACCATCAGGAGATAGTGTTTCTTGCCGGTGAGCATCAGGAAGAGTTCCTCCATCATGGAGACGGTGGACTTGGCCAGCTCGCGGGCCCAACTCCAGACCTCGAACCACTCGGCATTCCTGCTGATTCGGTTGATGGCTTCCTTCTGGAAGGGTGCAAAGGGGCAGCAGGCGTAGTTCGGGAAGAAATACTCCATCCATTCTACCGGATGCTTTTCCAGGTAAGCCTTCTTTTTGGCCTTTTCGGCCGCAGTCAGCCTCTCCGGCGGGGTCGCTTTCTTGATGTCGCTCTTGAACTGCTCCCACTCAAGATGAGCTCTTTTATCAATCTCCTTCATGGCTCAATACTTGGTTTTGAGGAAAGCATCCCACAGGTCTGTGTATTCGATAGCTTTGGCAGCGTCTACTCCGCGCAGCCAGGAGAGGAATGCGATGCCGGCACTCACCAGCTCGCGGATACCTGATTCGCTCTCGATCTTGTTAATAGAGGCGGCCAGTTTGGCCAGGATGTCCGCTTCTGCGGATGTGGGCGTCCGCTGCCCCTCCTCTCGCTCAAGGATGGCGTCATTGATTCTCTGCACGTGGGCGTACAGATTCTTGAGCGTCTTTTCCTTGCCCACTGACATGGAGGCCTTGAGCTCCGGCCAGCCTTCATCCTTCGCCCACCGGGCGATGGTCTGCCTGGTCGAGCCCACCTTGGCAGCTATCTCCTCAAAGGTGAATTCACCATGCAGGTAGAGCTCCTTTGCGACGGCTTTTTTTTGGGTGTTTTTTAGAGTGGTAGCCATTTGTTAACTTTTTTTTCTGCAAAAATGGCTTCTAGTTGCTTCAGTTGCAATTTTTAAAAATATCCAATACCATTTTTCGTTATCGCACATTTCAAATTTTGATATTGCGTAATTCTGAAAATTGCAACTGAGCGCTTTATGGTGCATTTTTGCGTCAAAAGTTTTTGTTAAAAATGAAAACGCCTATGCCTAAAGGTAAATATTTCAATGTCATCGCAGCCGGTAACGGCCGCGCTTCCCTAATGCTGTATGGGGAGATCGGCGGAGATAAAGGCGTCAACCCCGAGCAGATCGTCTCGGAGATGTCCTATCTGTCCCGGGAATATCCGATGATCGACGTGCATATCAACTCCATGGGCGGGGAGGTCTTCGCCGGCATCGCTATTTTCAACGCCCTGAAGGACAGCCCTTCGATGGTCAATATCTACGTGGACGGCCTGGCCGCCTCCGTTGCCGGTGTCATCGCCCTCTGCGGCAAGCCGCTGCACATGTCCCGATTCTCCCGCCTGATGCTTCATAGCGTCTCCGGATCTTGCGCCGGCGGTGCGCGTGAGATGCGTGAATGCGCCGACCTCATCGAAGGCCTGGAGGGTACGCTGGCCGACATGATCAGCAAAAAGTGCGGGATGCCGTCGGAGGAGGTCAAACTGACGTACTTCGACGGAAAGGACCATTGGCTGACTGCCGACGAGGCTGCACGCATCGGCCTGTGCGACGATATCTATGACCTCGATGCCTCCGACACCCTGGGACCGGCCCCGACCAATGAGCAGGTCTATCAGTTTGTCAACAAGGCTGAGCAGAAACAACATTCACAAAATCATATCGAGATGGAATTCATTGACAAGATCAAGGGCCTTGCCCAGTTCAAGGGCCTGAGCGAAGATGCAATCATCGCAAAGGTCAACAGCATGTCCAACGACGCCGCCAAGGTGGATGGTCTGCAGCAGCGGATCAACGCCCTGGAGGCCGAGAATGCCGCGCTGAAGCAGTCGGCAACGGACGCCTTCCTCGATCAGGCTGTCTCCGAGGGTCGTATCGCCAAGGAGCAGAAGGATCAGTACCGCAAACTGATGGACGCGGATGCCACCACCACCCGCGAGCTCATCAACTCCCTGCCGAAGTCGGCTCATCAGGTAACCATCCAGGACGTGCTGAACAGTGCCACCGGTGCCGTCAACGCCACGGACCTGTCCAAGATGTCCTGGGACGAGATCGACAAAGCCGAGCGCCTGGGAGAGCTCAAGGACAAGTTCCCCGAGCTCTACAAGGCCAAGTTCAAGGAGAAGTTCGGCGTCTCCCTGTAGTGTAACCCCTAATCGCTGAAAATACTATGGCAGTACAGAAAGAAATCTGGCAACGGACCATCATCGAAGGCCTGTTTGCCGACAACACCTTCATGGCGAAGGCCGTCAACGACGACATGTACGTCAACGAAGGGAAAAAGGTCCATATCCCCAATGCCGGGGCTCCCTCCGGCGTTGTGCTGAACCGCGCCACGGTGCCTGCCACCGCGCAGAAGCGCACCGACCAGGACGTGGAATACACCCTGGGCGAGCTCACCACCAACCCGGTGCACATCCCCTATGCCGACACCGTTGAGCTGTCCTACAACAAGCGCAACAGCGTGATCGACCAGGACCGGAAGGCACTCATCGAACAGGCCGCCGAGGCCATGCTGGGCTACTGGTGCCCCGCCGCCGCCAACCGCGTGCTGGCCACCGGCGCCGCACAGACCGCCTGGACTCCCTCCGCCACCGGAACTCGTAAGAAAATCACCCCCGCCGACGTCGCCGCCCTGCAGACGCGCATGAACGCCGACAATGTGCCCATCACCGGCCGTTTCCTCCTGCTGGACGCCTACCAGTACGAGGCCCTTCTGTCGGCGCTCACCGAGACCCAGGCCATTGGCTTCTTCCAGGCTGCCGACGTCAAGCGCGGCGTCATGGGCATGCTGTACGGCTTCGAGGTGATGATGCGTGCCACCGTGCTCCGCTTCGCCACGGCTACCGACCCGCTGAACGGTACGTTCAAGGCCAAGAGCGATGCCGGTGCCGCCACCGACAATGCCGGTGCCCTGGCCTGGCAGCAGGACTCCGTATCCCGTGCCCTGGGTGAGGTGAAGATGTTCGACAGCGTGGACAATCCGCTGTACTACGGCGACATCTATTCCTTCCTTGTCCGTGTCGGTGGCGCTATCCGCCGCTATGACAAGAAGGGCGTGTATGCCATCATCAACGGCCCCGCCGCCTAGTCATTCCCAGAACCGAAGCCGCCTCCGGCCCCTCCGGGGGCGGCTTCTTTAAACCGTAAAACCAATGCTTCCGAGAGTAAAAATCAATTATCAGAACGGTCTGCTTGGTACAGTACCGGAGTCCCAGGACGGCCTGATCGGGCTGCTTGTGCTGGGCGCCGTTGCTGTCTCCACGACGTTCGAGCTGGGCAAGGCCTACCGGCTGGTCCGGCCCGATGACCTGACGGCCCTCGGCATCACTTCCGACAACAACGCCCGTATTGTCGAGCTGGTCGGCCAGTTCTACGCCGAGGCGGAAGAGGGCACGCCCGTGTACCTCATCGGACTGGCAGCCACTTCGATGACCACCGTGCTGGATGTGGACACCGGTTCGATGAAGGCACTGCTGGAGTCTCTGCGGGGTGCTCTCCGCGGGTTGATCGTGGCCTCTGCATCTACTGCGACGGTGACGGTGACGGACGGCCTGGATCCGGACGTGCTCACGGCTATGCCGAAGGCACAGGCCCTGGCCGAATGGGCGGCAGACAACCTGTATGCGCCTATCTTCGTCATCCTGGAAGGCCGGCAGTTCGCATCTGCAGCTGACGCCCCCGACCTGACGGAACTGACCTACAACCGCGTGGGCGTGTTCATCGGTGACGTCGTGGCATCTTCCAAGAATGCAGCCGTCGGAACCCTGGCCGGCCGCATTGCCGCCGCTCCAGTGCAGCGCAATATCGGCCGCGTGGCATCCGGCGCCCTGGCACCCGTGGAGATGTTCATCGGCGCCGCTCCTGTAGACGAGGCCATGTCTGTAGTAGACGTCCTGTATGCGAAGGGCTATATCTGCCCTCGTATCTACGTGGGTCTCACGGGCTATTACCTGGTGGATGACCACCTTGCAGTGGCTTCTACCGACGACTACGCCCACCTTACCGCCCGCCGGACGGTGGACAAAGCCGCACGTATCGCCTACCTGACGATGCTGCAGTTCCTGCTGGATGAGATCGAGGTGAACACCGACGGCACCATGCAGCAGCCGGTGCTTAAGAGCTGGCAGGCCGCCGTGGAAGATGCCATCAATGAGCAGATGTCGGCCGCCGGTGAGCTCTCTGTCGTGGACGGCAGTGGCTGCAAATTCTATATCGACCCGGCCCAGAACGTCCTGGCCACCTCCAAGGTGGAAGGCACGTTGAAGGTGCGTCCTTACGGCTATGCCCGCGAGATCATCGTGAATATCGGTTTCCTCACCAATAACAACTAGTGCCTTATGTTCAACAGTAGAGAATACGAGTGGGCAGACGTCACCGTGGTGATGGCTGGCCGTGACGTGACCGGTATCCGTGGGGTGAGCTATACGCCCTCCCAGGAGAAAGAGGCTCTGTATGCCAAGGGCAACAAGCCCCACGGCATCCAGCGTGGCAACAAGTCCTACGAAGGCACGATCCGGATCCTTCAGTCGGAGCTTGACGCACTCAACGCTGCCGCCGGCGGCGACGTGCTGGATGTGAGCTTCAACATTGTCGTTGCCTATGGCAACCCCTCCAGGGGAGACGTCATCCGTACCGACCTTCTGTCCGGAGTGGAGATCACCTCCGTCCCGAAAGGACTGAACCAGAATGACAAGTTCATGGAAATCGAGCTGCCCCTGATCATGCTCGATGTCATCGAGAACTACGAATAATGCAGGAGTGGCGGCGCCATACCGCCACTCCTGTTTAAACACCTGTTAAAAACCATTTAAACGCACACAAAAACATGTTCACCTACACGCAAGAACAGCTGAAAAGCTGGAAGGAAAAACACGGCGAAGTCTTCGAAATCACCTGTGAAGACAAGAAAGCCGTTTTGCATAAACCCACCCGGCAGGCCCTCTCTTTCGCTATGGCCGGATCCAATCAAGCCAAGGATACTGTCAAGTTCTCCGAGATCCTGCTTAAGCAGTGTTGGATTGACGGAGACATGGAGTTCCAGACCGATGACAATTATTTCCTCGCGGCGGTGCCCGCCCTGGGCGCCATCGCTGAAACGAAGGAGGCTGAAATAAAAAAGCTTTAGAGCTGGCCGACGGCCGTCCGGAGGCCGACGTGGTAGGGTACTTCAATACGCTCATACGCTATTACCTACACATGGATCCGGACAGCCTGTCAGACCAGCAGTGGGCCCAGACTATCGCACAGCTGAAGCATATCCGACAATCAGAGAGTAAGACGAAATGAACATCGCCCAGTATATTATCGAGCTCGCCGCCCAGGGTGACAAGCAGGTGGTCTCCAGGATCAATGCCGTTCAAGGCAGCCTGGATTCGGCAGACCGCTCCGCGTCACGCCTGTCTACGCGCATCAGAAAGGGCCTGGGAGACGCTTTTCGGTCTCTGCCGGGAGCGGAGTTCATTACGAATCCGATCGTAGCTATAACGGCCGGAGTCGGCGTCGTTTCGAAGATGGGGATGGAGGCCGAGAAGACGGCCACAGCTTTCAACGTACTGGTCGGCAGCGAGACCAAGGCGGCCAAGATGCTGGGCGATATCAACAAGTACGCCGACAATACGCTGTGGGACCGTAGCACCACACAGACCGCGACACAGACCATGCTGGGCTTTGGTGTAAGCACGGAGACGGTGGTGGATGACCTGAAGATGCTGGGTGACGTCGCCATGGGCGACAAGAGCCGGCTCCAGCAGCTGGCCCTGGTGTTCGGTCAGATCAGCGCCGCCGGGAAGCTGCAGGGGCAGGATCTGCTGCAGCTCATCAATGCCGGTTATAACCCCCTGCTCGACATCTCTGAACTGACCGGGAAGTCCGTCGCACAGCTGAAGGATGACATGTCCAAGGGGCTGGTGACGTTTGATATGGTACGTGCAGCCTTCCAGCGGGCGACCGGCGAAGGCGGCAAGTTCAACAATATGACGTCCCGTATTGCCGAGACATCATACGGAGCCTTCGAGCAGCTGAAGGGAAAGCTGATCAGCACGCTCCTGGAGCTTTACAATGTGATTCAGCCCTTCATCATTCCTGTTTTAAATGCGCTCGGGAAGGGCCTGGACTACCTTTCCAAGGTAGCGGCCTGGGCCTCCGAGCATTTGAATATCCTGGTACCGGTATTTAAATACCTTGCCATCGCCATAGCCGGCTATACTGTAGCGACCAACCTTGCCAGCATTGCGACAAAGGCCCTCACATTGGTCTTTAAGGGGCTGCTAGCGCTGTCTAGAATCAGTCCTTTCGGCCTGATTGTCGCAGGCCTTGCTGCTGTTACAGTTGCCGTCATAACCTGTTGGAACAAATTCGCAGGATTCCGTGCGTTCCTCATCACGGCCTGGGAGACCATCAAGGGCTTTGGAGATGTGCTGAAACAGTACATCCTTGACCGGATACTGGGCATCATCAATGGCATTGGCCACCTTGGACAGGCTATCGGGAAGCTTTTCAAGGGGGATTTCTCGGGAGCCTGGGATGCTGCGAAGACCGGAGCGAAGGAGTTCACCGGTTTCACTGCAGCTCAGAATGCCGTCTCATCCACGCGCGACCTAGCCTCCAGTGTCTCCGGGCGTTTCTCATCCAATCTGGACGCCGAGCGCCGGAAGCAGGCCGCCAAGGATGCCATCAGCAGCCCGAAGGCGGCCGGTGGGACCGGTGCGGGCGCTTCGACTTCTCCGGTGGCCGGGGGTGCGTCCTCCGGCGCATCGGCCAGCTCTACGGCAAATGCCATCACGACGGGCGGCACCAGGAATACCTCTATCGTGCTGAACATCGGGAAATTCTTTGAGGATATCAATATCAATAACACAAGCGGGCAGGACTTCCGGGCAATCCGTGACGCGGTGCTGGAGAGTGTAAACCGTTCGCTTGAGATAGCAGTGAGTGCAGCGCGATGAGCAGTAAGTACAGGTTCATACTGGAGCAGATGTACCGGCAGATGGTACGGCCTTACGCTCTCTTCAACCCGGTCCCCAGGGCCGGGGAGGCCCCGGTTATGGATTCGCTGGCCGACATGTCTGATGATCAGCTGGCAGATCTTCTGGTCACCAATGCCAAGGGCGTGCCCATGGTATTTCCACTCTACTTCGCCGTGGAAGGCGGTCCCTGGTGGCTGCTGCCTTACGAGCCCCAGGTGACCATCCAGGGCTCCAACGTGCTTGTGAAAAAGCAGGTGTCAAAGGGCGAAGTGCGGGGTACCATCAAAGAGCGGTGGAGCCAGGGCGACTATCACATCAGTATCTCCGGCATTCTGATGGGAGAAAAGGGACAGTATCCGAGCGAAGACGTGAAGACGCTCCGTTCGTACTGCGAGGCCGGGAAGGTGCTGGTGAAGTCTCCCCAGATGGAACTGTTCTCCATCACGCAGATCGTCGTGGAAGACTGGAATATCCCGTTCACCTCCGGCCAGGCCAACCAGGCCTACACCATCAGCGCCGTGAGCGACGATATCTACAAGCTGCTCCTGCGGCGTGAGGACTTGAAACAGATTTAGGCGATGTTTACGATGAAGTTTGACATAGAGGTCGGCGAATACAGGCTGGGCATGGTGGAGAAGGTGGAGATCATCCGCTCCGTCGAGCAGCTTGCAGACAGCGCCGTGGTCACGCTTCCAGGTGCCGAGTACAACATCGCCCTTGATATAGAAGACAAGATTCACCGTGGAGACCGGATTGTCATCAACCTGGGTTACGAGGAGATCGGGATGGTACAGGAGTTCGTAGGGTACGTGCAGCGCATCGGCTCCGACAATGGAGCTATCACCCTGGAATGCGAGGATGACCTTTTCCTCTTCAGGAAGGCCCTGGATGATGCGCAGTTGAAAAACGTATCACTGGCGTCTCTCCTGGATCTGGTGGTGAAGGGAGTCGGCGGAGGGTTCAAGGTGGATTGTTCTTACAGCTGGACGTACGAGAAATTCGTGATTAACAATGCAACCGGCTATGATGTGCTGAAGAAGGTCCAGGAGGAGTGCGGGGCGGATATCTACATCCAGGATGGGACGCTGCACGTGCATGCTCCCGGAGAGAAAGTGGGAGACACCATTCTGTACGACTTCACCCAGAACGTGCAGGACTGCGATCTGACCTATCGCCGGACTGAAGACCGGCGCGTCCGTATTGTCGTGAAGGCCCTTCTGCCGGACGGGAAGGTGAAGGAAAAAGAGTACGGTACCACCGGAGGAGACAAGGTGGTCGTAAAGTGCGCTTCTAGTGACGATGAGTCCATGAGGCTCCGCGGAGAGAGCGAGCACAAACGGCTTACTTTCGACGGCTATGACGGCAACATCGTTACCTGGCTGGTACCGTATGTCAAGCCCGGGGACAAAGCCGAGCTGCACGACAGGGATTATGCTTATAAGGACGGATCGTATTATGTGCGGGCCGTCACGACGGAATTCAGCGCCGACGGCGGCAGACGCACCGTCGAGCTGGGATATAGACTGCTTTAGCCATGACACCGGAAGAGAGATTAGTACGAAATATCAGAGAGGCGGTGGGCCCTGCTCCCATCTCCGTCTATCAGGGGATTGTCGCATCGGTTGAAGACAATACCTGCACGGTGCGTTTTGGCTCGATGGATGTCGCCGGTGTGCGGCTCCGGGCGTCCGAAGCGGCCGAGGATGCACAGCTGCTCCTGGTGCCCAGGGTGGGCACGGCCGTCATCGTCGGCTCGCTGTCAGGCGATCTGTCGCAGCTGGTTGTGCTGGCTGTGGATGCCGTGGAGAGAATTGAGATCAATGGAGGGAAGCTGGGCGGTCTCATCAACATCGAGGCCCTTACGGACAAACTGAATGAGTTGGTGGATGCTTTTAATAATCACACCCACACTATTCTATCCGGTGCGATTATCTGCGGGACGTCCCCGAACGTGGCCCCCGTGAATGTGCCGGCGATAACAAATAAGAAGGCCAAGCTGGACGCGGCCGATTATGAAGATGACACCGTAAAACACTGATGCAATGAACGGGATACAGTTGACAGACTATGACCTTGACATTAAGGTAGTGAAAGATAGTTCCGGACGGATCCTCTCCGGGCTGGTGGTGGGTGATATCCTGCATCAGAATCAGGCTCTCATCCTGCTGCTTCATAAGGGCGACCTGAAGGATGATGTGTCGGTAGGTGTCGGCATCGACAGGATGGTCCTTGACAATGACCGGCTCACGTGGTCCCGGGAGATCCGAGAGCAGTTGGAGATGGACGGCCAGAAGGTGAAGGATGTACGAGTAACAGAAAAAACAATTAAAATTGACGCGAGTTATGTTTGACACGATTAAAAACCTGATCATAACCATCTCCAGCATCTTGATTGGTTATTTTTCACCGATTAAGGACGTGGTGTTCGTGATCTTCTTTGTCTTCCTTCTGAACTGCGTATTCGGTCTTATTGCCGGAGTCGGCGTGCAGGGGGAGAAGTTCAGTTTGAAGAAATTCTTCCGCTGCATCATGGAGACGCTGACCTTCTATGTCATTGTCCTATCCGTATATCTGGTCGGCGAGAAGATGGGAAACCCGGAAGGGGCAATCCAATGTATCAGCGGGCTGGTGTATGCCATCATCTATTTCTACTTCGTCAACATCCTTCGAAACGCTCACAAGCTGCTCCCGAAGAGCAAGGGTATCAAGTTCCTGTATTACGTGCTCAGCTTCGAGGTGATCAAGAAAATACCCTACTTGAAGCAGTACCAGGAGAATGCCGAAGAGGTTGAAAAAGCCATCAAAAAGGAGGATTAGCCATGGGAGATATTAGCAGGAACTTTTCCTTTTCCGAGTTCGAGCACTCGGATACGGCTATCCTGGAGGGTATAGATAACAGCATCCCTTCTCCGGAGGTAAGAGCCAACATCGGCGCACTTGCCAGGAATGTGCTGCAGCCCCTGCGTGATGACTTGAAGGCCCGGGTCATTGTGGAGAGTGGGTATCGTTGCAAGCAACTCAATCAGCTTGTTGGCGGCGTAGAGACGTCCCAGCACCGCAAGGGGGAGGCCGGTGACATCCGATCTCCATTCTACACACCCCTGCATATTGCGAGGCGCATTGTCGCGCTGAGGCTTCCATTCGACCAGCTCATCCTGTACCCTACTTTTGTGCATGTCAGCCACAAAAGGAAGGGGAAGCAGCGCGGTCAAGTTTTGTATAATCGCCGCTATAATGGCGACAAAATATAAGTATCTATGCGTAGGTACCTTATACTGTTTTTTTGTGTGTACGCCATTGCGGCTTGCTCTCCGCGATATTATCACGGGGAGCAGGCTGCCGTGGCTTTGAACCATGCACAGAGCTCAGAAACAACATCTGCGCAGAAGCGGATGGAACAGTACGTCCGCGACGCCCTGCAGCAGTGGCAGAACATGAATTCCTGGACGGACCAGGTGTCGGTCAAGGAGGTGATGTCGGCTCCGGACTCCTCCGGCGCCCAGCACGTGACCGAACGGATAACGACAACTACCCGCCATCACCTGGAGTCTGCCTCCGGCACGAATTCAGAGACGGAGACCGCGCAGAAGGAACGGTCCGACAGTTCCTCCAGCGCGACTAGCGAGAACACAGCATTCCGAAATGAAGAGAGGGTCGTGAGCGGGAAGGTCTCCGGGCCGATTCCATGGTATGCTGTCGTTGTGTCATTGGTCGGTGCGGTTGTCGTTGGCCTCTATCTGGCAATGAAAAAAGGTTGGATTTCGGTTAAGTTATGAAGGTACGAGTGCTCAAACGTCAGACGCTGTCTGATATCACGCTGGAGGTCTATGGGGACATCTCCGGGCTCCCAGGGATAGCCCGCGCCAATGGCGTTGCTATGACTGCAGATCTGGAAGTCGGCCAGGTGCTTGAATGTCCTGACGTAGTATATGATGCGTATCTGCAAAACTATGTGCGCAAATACGGCATCAAGCCAGCGACGGCCTATGATGACGCAGGCGGAGAAATAAGGCAGCGCATCTTTACGGAGCAGTTTACACTAGAATTTACTTGATATGGCAAGAACGATTAGGCAGATAAAAAGCGCCATGACGCAGCAATTCATGAACGATAGCGTCATCATTGACAGATACGGCTTCCCGGCCGGATCAACCTTTGAAAGCACCTTCAGTGCGGTCAGTCTGGAGTCCATCTGGTTCTCCATTGTAGCGGCTGCAATCTACGTGCTGGAGACGCTGTTTGACGCCTTCAAGGAAGACGTGGACGCAAAGATTGCACAGGCAGTCCTGGCATCTATTCCCTGGTATCATAAAATATCCCTGGAATTCCAGTACGGAGACAACCTGGTCTTTGATGAAGTGACACAGCAGTTTGTCTATCCGGAGATAGATGAGAGCAAGCGCATCGTCAAGTATGCCGCATGCAGGGATCTTGGAGGGATGGTCTATGTCATTGCATCCAAGGATAACGGCTCCGGAGATCCTGAACCCCTCTCTGCTGATGAGCTTACTGCCTTCACGTCTTATCTCCATGAGCGGAAGCCTGCCGGAGTCCTTCTCCAGGCGGCAAGCTTCGACCCTGATGAGGTGCGGGTGGCCGTTACGGTTCTGTATAATCCTCAAGTGCTGTCCCCGGATGGCCAGCTCATCGCAGAACCTGGCGTCTATCCAGTGGAGGAAGCCATCGACGCTTACTTGAAGGGAATCGTTTACGGAGGAGCTCTGAATAAGACGAAGCTGGTGGACGCCATCCAGGCAGCCGCCGGAGTCATCGACGTGAGCCTTACCGGCGTTTCCGTCAAGACCGCTGCTGAGTCCACCTTCACTCCGGTTGCTGGGAACAACTACACCAGCGTTGGAGGATCCTTCATGTCCAATAACCTGAGAAGCACCATAAGCTATGTTTTATCACTTTGACATCGACAAGTGGATTATCCACCTGTTGCCCCCGGTGCTGAGGAAGGCGTCCATCTACGCCTTCCTCCGAAGCATGCTTTATCCGGTAAAGCAGCTGCAGGATGCCTTCCTGACCTACAAGACGGGAGTGGGCCGGCAGCTCACGTATAACGTCTTTCAGAACTCGTTAGAACGATTTTTAAACAGCCTTTTTTTCTTCGAGTATAAGGCCATCTACATCACCGATGCGGAATACGACCGGGCATACCTTTCGCTTGAATCTGAGGCCGTAGCGCCCGTTTACATGTCCTTTCAGGATGAGTCTCCGGCAACGGCGCTCAACATGAGCTCCCTGGCGCCTTCGGCAATCACCGGGAATTTTGTCGTGCATGTTCCGGCAGCTCTTTCGCAGGCCGACATAGCGACCGTCACCAACTGGGTGAACTATTACAAAATGGCTGGAACCGAATTTTCAATAGACGTATATGAATAAGTTTCTTACATTCGCCGGCACACAGCCGGTTTATCTGGGCGACGTCGACTTTTTGCAGAATGCCGCCGGCGCTGCGTTTACGCAGCTCGCACGGGCTCTTATGAACTCCGGAAGCGACTCGATGAATGCCATCCTGCAGGGGGTCGATATCACCAGAATCTCCAACTCTAATGTCTCCTATTCGGCTGGAATAGTCGTGATTAACGGAGAGATCCTTCCCGTCGTAGGTGAAACCATTGCAGCGGAGCCTTCAGACGTTCTGTATTTTCACGTCGTGTCCGCCCTAAGTGGCGAGCGCACCTTTAAAGACCAGAGCGTGCATCAGTGCTATGACACAAGGAGCGTCGTGATCAATACTGTGAGCACTGATGGAATCGCAGTTGACTCCGTTGGCCGGCTCAATCAGAGCGATGATGACGTTTACATCGACAGCAATGGAGCCGGTATTGCCCTCAGCGGAAAGCTTATCCGAAAAAACGGATTCTGGTTTGTTGAATTTAACCTGAGCGCTGTAGAAGGGGACGACCCGGAAGGCCATCTTAGTTTTGACGTATCGGAGGCGCACAGAGATATGTTCACTTCTGTTGACTTTGCTGCACTCGCTCAGCTGTATAGCGGTGGTGACTTCAGTATCCACCAAGTGATTGTTTCAATAGTCCCCACATCGGGAAGAACAATCAACATAAACATCGCCGCTTTGCCTGGTACCAGCATGATTGGTTCCGGCACCAATGGTTTTCTCATCCCTCTTTTCTAATCCCTCTTTTCTAATCGTATGGCAAACATTAACGAAATATTAGCACGTGCAGCGGCTCTCAGAGACGAGACTGCTCTTAACAGCATTAGCCCAGAAAGGGCCGGTGGAATAATGTATGACACTCTCCTTGCCATGAATGAGCTCTGGCTTCAGCAGGGTGCCGCGCTTGTCATCAGTAAGATCTACGCCAGCGTCGCCGCAATGGAGGCAGATACTGCGCCCGTGTCAGATCTTACCGGCAAACCGCTGCGCCCCGGCCAGATCGTCGTCATCGCCTCTTCCGACTCAGACAACGGCTCCGTCTATCGCTACAACGCGACGGACTCTCCCAGCTGGAGCCTAGTGGGCAATATCGGCAACCTGGAGCCGGTGGACAGCCTCGACTCCGACAGCACGCAGCTCCCCCTGGCCGCCCATCAGGGCAAAGTGCTGGACGGGAAGATCAGTCAGTTAGGCCAAGAAGTGACCGACAACAAAAATCAGTTAGATGCTAAATTAGCAAGTAATGAAGAAACCTTTCACGCCACTACGGATGACGATACCTTTTATGTCACCGACAAGAATGGGTATGTTGTCGCAAAAATAGACGGTAATGGCCTTACCGATGTAAACACCGACAGCACAAGGATTATTCTTCAAAATCTTGTAAACAACAATGATGAAATCCGAAGTGCTTTCAATGCTTATGACGATAATGTGTTTTATATTTGCGACAATGACGGGAACATCGCTTTTTCCATAAATAAGAACGGGGACATAAACCACAAAACTATTCGGAGTGACGAAAGGGGCGGGGAATTTTACATCACCGATGCACGGGGTTATGTCGCTCTCCACATAGACAATTCTGGGAATGTCAATTATAACGGGAAATCTGATTCCAACATCGAAAAGAAAGACGATGGATATACGCCCGCCGACATAGTTCTAAATATTATGTACGGGCAAAGTCTTTCGCTGGGTGGCTTTATTGATAGTGGAGAGAATGTAAGCACAATCCTCCAATTCAATACGGTTGACAATTATGTTATGACGCAATTTACGGACGAGGTGTTGGCATCCGAACAAAGTATTGCAGAATATTTTGGGGATAGTTTCATCCCGTCAAAGACGGGTATCAGAACAACACCAATCGGTTTTGCGAACACTATGATAATGCGTTTACTGAACGCAGAAAATGGCATTAACATAGGTTTTAAGGAAGGTTCAGAGCCGAACTATAATTTCCAAATGCTCGGAATCAACCCGACCTATACGGCAGGTGGCGCAAGTTGGACTACGTGTGTAGACCCGGACCAACTTTATTATAAGAGATTGCTCAAAGCAATAGAATACGGGAAGAAGATTGCAGAAAGCAACAATCTTACCTTCTGCGTTGGTAGTGTGTGTTATATGCAAGGGGAAAACTCCGGGGACAATTATCATAGTTCAACCACAAGGAAAGAGTTCCACGATAAACTATGGGTGCTATTTTCCAATCTTGATTATGATATTAAGCGCATTACCGGGCAGGATAACGATGTCGAATACTTTACTTATCAATTAGCCTCTCAAGCGAGTTTAACATATACGGGCGGCCACCTTGACATACCACTCGCACAACTTGATATTGCCCTTGAAACGGGGGGCGGGCAGGGATACACCCTTGCTTCATATCCTGCCGGGTATCTTAAAGCGGGGGCAACATTGATTGACAGGAAATACATACATCTTGGAGCAATTATGAACTCCCTTGATTACGCAAACCAGAACGACCACATTCATTGTACAAACAATTCCTACGCAACGGTCGGAGCGGAGTTTGGTGTGTGGATAAAAAGGGCGGTCTATGACCAAGAAACCCCGAAGATTATTTACCCGAAATCTCACAAGGTAATCCAAAGAGATACGGATTGGTTGCTTGTGCTTGATATGGATGTCCCGGTAAGACCGCTTGTTTTTGACACGGAACACAAGGAATGTCAAAGCCAAAGGGCAACATCTGCAAATTATGGCTTTTCTATTCTTAATGGCGAAACCGAGATTATCACGGGAGTATATTTAAGACGCGGACAGGAGATTTGTATTGCTTGTTCTGCAAACCCGACAGGTCTCAATCTAACTTATGCAAAGGACGGTTGGGAAATTGGTGGCAACTTGCGAGATAGTCAAAATATACCATTTACAATAAATGGTTTTAACAATGTGATTCACAACTGGTGTCCTACATTTGAAATAACAATTTAATAAACAACTTAAATATCCTTTATTATGGCAGTCATAATCCTTAACGGTGCTGATTTTTCGCAAAACAACATCGGCCAAATTGATTTGGTTCTCCCGTTCTCGAAAACCACAAAAGAGATTCTCATTCGTTATGGCATAACGATAGATGAAGAAAACCCGTTCCAAACGGCTTTCAACCACTTTGTTAATGACCTTATGAAAGACGGCGTATTCCCCAAAATTAAAAACCTTTGCTTGCCGTTTATGGCGAACATAGCAAAGAGCGGCGATTTGGCCTACGCACAAATTAACGCCATTGACGGGGAGAACTTCTTTACTGACAACATTTCCGGAAGTCTTGCGATGGTTGGAAATGGTCTTAAAGCCGTGGACGGTGGTCCTATTGCGCATGCAAATCTGCTTGGTTACGCAGACCCTTCCAATATGCACTATGGTGCTTATAACATCACGCCTGAAAGCAAGGAAATTTCTTCCTCCTCTAAAGTTGTGTATGGCTCAACGGGCAAGGCGATATGGTTGTGTAAGTATAACGCCCAGTCTTCTCCTGAACTATGGGTAAAAAATCCTACTCGTATATATGGCGACGCGAATTATGCTTCCGCATCTGCTTTGATGTTAGGCAATATAACGGCCGTTCGTAGTTCTCTTGTCGTAAACGGGCAAGTTGCGGAAGCCTCGCCGACCACATACTCCACCAGTGTTCCTGACAATCCGAGAGTCCTACAATATTCCGACTTAACATATTCGTTTGCAGAGGACGTACAAACCCCATACACGGCGAGTAATGCGTCTTGGTCTCTGTTTACCATTGGCGACCCGCTTACCGATGAGGAAAGCATCGCATACAATAACGCAGTGAACAAACTGATGCAGGCCGTGAACGAGTATTTGTAAGTAATCTATTTTCGGCCGGAATTGACCAACATCGCACAGTCAACAGTTTAACCCATAGGTGACTGAGTAGATAGAGCGGACCATTTGGCCCGCTCTATTAGTAGTCACGCACGTAGTTGTCAAAGACGCGGAGGTCGGTGTGCCCAGAGCAGCGTCGCAGTTCATGCACATTGTGCCCTCTGAGCACGTTTACGGTGATGGCGGTCCTTCGGGCCGTATGGGATGAGATAAGCTTCCATTTGGGCACAGAAATGGCTTCTAGCTTCCCATTCCGCCTCTCTTCAATCCTCACAGGATCCACCAGGCCGACATCACGCATCAGCTGATGGAGATAGTAGTTATAATTACCGATTGTTGCCGTGTATGGGGCCTTGTAGCCGTACTTCTCAAGTATCCTGTAGGTTGTCTTCGGTTCAATACTATACAGGTCAATATTGACCACTGCAAGGTTACCAGTCTTCTGCTGGGTGATACGGAAGATATTCCGTTCGAAGCAGCCGGGGTCAATTCGGATCATGTCAGAGTGCCGCTGGAAGAGGTTGCATGAAAGGACAAACATATCCCGTACTTTGTGCATGGTCTCACGGAAGTCCGAGCGCCTGCCTGCATAGAAGCGGTCTATATCAAAGTAGGTTATACGAGAGACCTCATCTGCAGTCAGGGCTATTTCTTGATTCCTGGGCCGTTTGATGTCAAAGTCAGTGTAAGTTGGTGATACAGTTGCATTGTACTTTACTGCCCAATTCAGCACTGATCTGAGCTGGTTGCACATTGTCTCAATAGTAGAGAGCTTCAGGCCGCGTTGCTCACAAAAGGCTATAAAATAGCCCCAGAAGACATCTGTGACTTGAACTGGTTGCAGCTCGATGTGATAATACTCTTCTAGAGTTTTGAGGTTGTAAATGAGCCCGCCAAGAGATTCTCGATAGTTTGGATGCAGTTTGCTTTTTGACTTAATTGCCGCGTGGATTACTTCCATCAGGGAGCAATCCTTCAGGTTCATAGTGAAAGGATCTCTGAGAGAGTGCTCCAGGTAAGCTTTAAAGTCGTGCAACTTCACAGAGTCTATGGTAGGCGTGATTTGATGTTTAAGAGCGTTCATGATTAAGTGTTTTAATAATGTTTTACAGAGCGATTCATCCGAAAAAGAAGCCCCGCTCACAAAACGCAGGCGGGGTTCTTTTTTGAATGAAGAGCAACTGTACGCTCTTTTATTTGTTGTGTGTGGAATTATTCACGCATTTCGTTTTTCGCTCAAATCACGCATTTTGTTTTTTGACTGAAGGACATTTCGTTTTTTTGATTATAAGACTTCGTCGGGCAGGTAGAC